GAGAGGTCTGGCAGATCACGGTTGAGGTCAGGCGTGGTCGCGATGAGGTGGTCATCCCCGCCGTAGAGCAGGGACAGACTTACATTGATCGCATGTACGCCCAGGCCGCCGGCCGGGAAATAGGAAAACGCTTAGTTGATGAGGCAGGGCTGTAGCCGCAGCGATCTCATGTGAAATTTTTAGAGTGGCAATTCGCCCCGATTTTCAGCTCGGCTCGATTGAGGTAAAAGGAAGTTTCGAAAATGTCATGGAGGCCTTATGAGCCACGCCCTAGACAATCCAGTCGAGCACGTCTATCGAGGGCTCGAGATGGTCATCAAGTTCGAATGGACGCGCCCAAATGACGAAGTGCCGATGAAAGCGAAGGTTATCCAGCCCTCCGAAATCCATGGTCTTGGCGAAGTCGTTGCTGAGCTAAGCGGACCATGGGACGACTATCAGTCGGTCCTTCAAGATGCAATTGCAGCAGCGGAGTGCTGGATTGACAGTCAGTTTCCACGCAGTGCACCGAATACCTCCGCTCAACGCGCCAGACCCAATTGACCTTCGGTCGCCTTCGCTGAACAAGCTCACACCCCCTCTGATCCAGATTTCACACGAACGGAGGATCAACTGATGGTTGAGCAAGCGAGTTATTTCTGGATTGGGTTATCGGCAATTCTGTTGCTGCTGGATCTCTGGGCATTGGTCCAGGTATTCAGAAGCGAAGCGTCCGTCAGCGCTAAAGCTGGGTGGTCTTTGGTGCTGATACTTTTCCCACTAATCGGCGTAGTCGCATGGGGCATCGCGGGGCCGCGAGGGATCAAGCGCGGGGAGGGACCTACTTCGCCGGAACATAGCAAGGGTTGATCATGCTGCCTCTTGGGTGGTTGGACGAAACACCGGCAGCAAGCCAGCCTGCTCACGCACGGCCTGCATGCTGTCGGCGTCATAGCCCCAGATATTTGACTCATCCAACGACCGCTGAAGCCCTAAATAGGCGCTGTTGATTTGCTTGCCGGTGCATATGTAATCGCGGAACCGCTCCACGAGGCCTTTCAGCGTGCCGCCGTGGCTGAAGCCCTTCCAGCGGCCGCCCCAAGGAGTGGGGTGGGTGTAAATCCGCTTTTGGCTGTAATCGTCGATAAACCACACCCTGCCCCTGTCATCGACCTGCATGCTGGCGTAGGCCTGCTTGCTCTGGCAGAGGAAGAACTGGCGCCCGTGACTGGCGATGATCTGGATTGCTTGGTTGACCTGCTCGCAGCGCTGGCGCTTGGCTGCGAGTTTGTTTTCTGTGGGCATGGGGTGCCTCGCGCTATATTGCGACTTCATCGGACGGTTGAGGTTGGATATGGATAGGGACGTTATTTACGGAATGGCGAGCCGAGTTAGAAAGGCGCTCGAACTCTTCTCCGCTCGCGATAAATCGGGCTTCACATCGATAGGGCCTGGCTTTCCAAGCGCCTGCTGCGACGACTCGTCAATGATCTTGGCGACGTATCTCTCTGAACATGGGTATCCGGGAGCCACACGGGTACATGGCACACATGGCGGAACTCAGGACGAACTGAACTCCCATGTATGGCTGACTTTCAGGGGATTGATCATCGATATCACAGCAGATCAATTCGAGAGTTATGGCCAGCCCCCTGTAATAGTCGAAGTGATCAGTGCCTTTCACGATGGCTTTGAACGAGCAGAGGCCGACGAGCCCGCTGAATTCAGAAAGAAATTTGCGCTAGACCATCGCTGGCTCGGGTGCTTTGAGGCGACTTATCAACAAGTCAAAGCAATCGTCGACGACTTGGATCAAGCGGCGAGCCGCTGATACAGCTCAATCAGATCGGCTGCATTCGCAGCTATCAGCGCCTCGGCCTCGTCCGGGCATACGCTGTTTCCAATCAGCCGAACCTGGTCCGTTTTGTTTATCGGCCGCCATTCTTCGGCACCGGTTTTCGGGTCGACGAATAGGCCGCGATCAATGATGTAGCTGTCCGGGAAACCCTGGGCCTTCTTCAGCTCTGGCGGCTGAAGCATGCGGAGTGTTATGTCGACCAGCACGTAATCGCCGACCAGCACCATTTCGGCCGGGTCTTTGAAGTGCTCAGGCAGGAACTCATGCATGAAGGCGGCGCAGCGGCGGGCGCCTTCCATTTGGGCGGCGGTCAGCGTGTCTGGAACCTGGACCGTCTCAACTAGGGCGATTCGATCCTTGGTCGGCAGAGTGTGCATAGGCTCCGTTAAAGATATTCCATCCTTCACGCTGCCGTAATACTTCACCATGTACGCGCTGACCAATCGCTGATTCGCGCCGGACTGGCAGATGGTCGACAGCGGGTCATTCGCGGATCGGCCATCGCCGTCATAGAAGCCGCCATTGGCCTGCTCAAAGAACGCGGCGGCTACGGCATGATGGCCGGTGCTGGTCGCCACCACTGACAGAGGGTTTTCGACATTCGCCCCAACCGATCCTTTGCGCAAAGTCACCATTGACGCAGCAACGACCCCATGGCGCGCAGCTCCAGCCAGAACCGTCTGCAATGGCTCAGTAGGCAAACTGCCGACTGCATTCTGCCCAAACGCCGTGAGGTGAGCGGCGACCATCGCGAAGTGGCCACCCTTGACCTGGGCGACCTGGGTGCGCAGCGGCTCCTGCACATCAAAGTTGCGCTGTGACGAACCGTTTGCGCACTCGGTCAAGAATGGCGCCATGGCGGGAGCGACCAACGCGTGATGGGTGCCGCCCGCGCTGATCGTGGTCAGGGCTTCGTCTACGTCATGCGAACTGGTGTGCGATGGCGATGTTCCACGCATCGGCACGATGAATGGCTTGGCGCTGGTCAGCACATGCCGCCAGCAGCCTTTGGCGACCCGGCGCATGGTGTTCGCAGCCATCGGCTTGTCGCGGAATATCGTCCTGCCGACATTACTCCAGTCGATGCACTCAGCGGCGCCACGCCAGGCGAGCTGCTTGCCGACCGGGTTCTTGTGCCGCGCCGGAGCGGGCCAGACGATTGGAAGGCCGTCACTGCGAGCAACCATATACAGGCGCTTGCGGATCGTCGGCGCGTTGGCGTTGGCCGCTATACGCTCACGCCATTCAACGTTGTAGCCGAGACCTCGGACGAGACTGGCCATCGGCACAAAGTCGCCAATCGACTCCAGAATTTCAGGCATATCCGGGTGGTCGGCGGGTAGGCCTGTACTCAGCGCAGCGATAAATGCCCGAAAGGTCCGGCCTTTTTCCGCCTTGATCGGTTGACCGTCATCATCAACCGGCCCCCAGTCGCAGAATTCCTCAACGTTTTCGAGGAAGAGCAGGCGAGGGCGCGTAGCGAATGCCCAGCGAATGACGACCCATGCCAGCCCGCGCACTTTTCGATCACGCGGCGCGCCGCCCTTTGCCTTGCTGTGATGTCGGCAATCTGGCGAAGCCCAGAGAATTCCGACCGGCTGGCCGCCCGTTGCCAGTACCGGATCAACCTCGAACACGTCAGCAACATAGTGCGCGGTGTCTGGGTGGTTGGCCCGGTGAACCGCCAGGGCGATGGGGTTGTGGTTTACGGCAACGTCGGGCTCGCGGTACGCCCGGGATATCCCGGTGCTTGCGCCGCCACCGCCTGCGAACAGGTCCACGACCAGCTCTTTCTGGAATGGCAGGCCCAGTGTCATGGAGGGAAGTTTCTGAAATGCGGTCATGGGGCGTCCTCGCCTGGGTGGTGGCGTGATTCGTTGAAGTGGGGTTTAGGCGTTGAACAGGTTGAGCTGCTGTTCCTGCAGGTGATGTTCGTTCTGTTGGCGCCTGGCCTTGGCATGAGCATGCGAGGTGCGCGCTTTTGCGATCGCGAAGTACTCCGGATCCTCCTCGATGCCGATGAAGTGGAAGGATTCGAGCATTGCGGCCTTTCCGGTGCTGCCGCTGCCCATGAACGGGTCGAGCGCGGTACCGCCGGCGGGCGTGACCAGGCGAAGCAAATAGGCCATCAGGTCGGTGGGCTTCACGGTTGGGTGGTTGTTGCTCTTAGTATCTGTGATCTGGAACTTTCGCAGGGTGGTGTGCTGCTTGAATTGCGGGCCGGGATCGTTCAAGCCTTCGTGTCGATCCGCCCGACTGGTCTTGGCGCAGTAGAAGAAGCGGGCGGCGCTTACATCGCTCTCGATGCGCGCTGCATGATCCATCGCCGGGCGCATGCCGCCGAATATTCCGTTCGGCGACTGCCTACAGCTGCCATGTGCTTTGAGATCTCCTTGCTGTCCGGCAGCCTCGGGGAACGCGGCGCGCACCTCATCGCTGCCATCGTGGATCAAGTTTGCAGGCCAGCGGCCAGTGGGGTCGCCGCCACGAATGCCAGGCTTGGCAGCAAAATTGGTTCCGCCTGAGTTGGTGTAGCGCTGATCCTGTGATGACTCGCCGATGCGCAGACGGCTTTCTCCCGTCGGTGCGATGCGGCAAGCGTCAATGTTGATGGCGCCGGTGCCGTGCTGCTCGACGTTGGCAGCTACGGTGCCGGGGAAGGGCTTACGCGCCATGCAGATCGGTTCATGTGCTGGCTTTAACGCGGTGCCCCACCCGACGCGATCACCTTTGAGGTTGTGCGACTTGGGAAAGCCCGAGCCGAACACCCACATAATCTGGTCGCGGATCTCGAAGCCCGCCATTTCGATGCCCACCGCCATATGGTGATAGGTGCGAGCGGCAGCGAACGACAGCAGGTGGCCGCCGGGCTTGAGTACTCGCAGGCACTCGGTGGCCCATTCAAGCGTGAAAGCCTGGAAGGCTCGCATGCCCGCCGGGGTCAGGTCGTATTTACCGGCCTCGGCCGCGATCGAGCGGTGCCCGCCATTCGGCCCGCAGGCGTCGGCGTGTGACGGCATGCTGGCGCGATACGCTGCGCGGTCTTCAATGTCCTGGCCATCCCAGCTCTTGCCCATGAAGCGAATCCCATAGGGCGGGTCTGTCACTACACTGTCGATCGAGTTTGCGGGCAGGCCGCGCAGCACCTCCAGGCAGTCACCCAGGTGCAGTTCGTATTCCATGGTTGACTCCAGGGCAGGCGCCGCCCTCCATGAGGATGGTGGCAATTTGCGTTTAGGTGAGATAAAAGCATCTGACGGGCGACTTGCCCGTAACCAATCAAGGAAGGCCTGCGTGATTAATTTCGAACATGACCCGCATGAATTTTCGGGTTTCTTTGACCAAGTGAAGCGGGATGTTGATAGCGCGAGCGGGCAAATAGTTGAGCGCATGCTTCATTGGAACAGCCTTTCGAAGATCCACTTTCACGACTCTTTATCGCTTGAATTTGGCCCCGGTGGGCGTCTTGATGGCGTTGCTTTAGGCAAACAATTCTGGCTGTACCGCCAACCGATAGCCATTGGCGGCAAGGGCTTTCTTGAGGTTGTCGTTGCGGCAAACGGAATCTCCGATTTACAGACAGAAGTCGGTCGATTTTTGATAGGCCGTGATGGCGCCGTTGTTAGCAAAGACGGAGAAACCCTAATTGACGCAAACGATACCGCCCTGAGTTACAAGCTGCTTTCGGGAATTCTCCGATCTGTTTTTGAACATCATTCGGCCTAGACGTTTAACCACCCCGCTTGATGCTCTCGGGTTCAGGCCTTCCAGCGCGTGCGGTACTGAACAATGTCTCGCGCGGTAGAGATGCCGCAGTTGTAGCGCCGGGACAGGGCCATATAACCGCCCCGGCCTGCTTCATAGTCGGCACGCATGGCGCTAACCTGCTCGTCGGTCAGCTTGGCCTTTTGGTGGCTGGCGCCACAGCGGTGGCCGGTATGGTTTCTGGTGATCATGCTGGCGCCACCTTCAGAACGATGTGGACGGGTCCCTCGCGCATGTTGCCGTCGACCTTGCCGTCTAGTTGGGCGATTTCCTTCTTGGTTAGGTTTTTCCATTTGGCGATAACGAAGTCGCCCTTCAGCACTGGCATCGGGTGCATGGCGCTGCCCGGCCCGTAGCTGTACCCATTGTCAGCCAGCCACTTCTCGGCCGCGTACAACGCCTGGAAGGTGCCGGGCTCGGTGAATGTCTTCGTGAACATCGGTTTCTCCTGCTAATAAATGGGTCACCCATTCGCTTGAATAGGTGACCTATTCGTTACGCCGCGAAGCTACCCAGCGAGAGCTTCGCCGCAGCCCCGATCTTTTCTTCCAGCACCGCCTTGAACTCCTGCGCAATGGCCTCGCGCTGAACTTCTTCGCCGATCCAGCGCAGCTTGAGCACCGGCACCGAGCCGCTGGTGATCACGGTCACGCGCAGCCGAATTTCCTGCTGGATCAGACCTTCGAACGGGACAACGTTGAACAGCAGCGCCGAGGGCAACGTTTCCTTGCTCTTGGCTTCGATCTGATCCATTGCACTGCGGCTGGCGCTGGTGTCGCCGACAGTGGTTTCCGATTCACTGGTTGCTTTAACCGTGATGGTGCGGACCGCCGCGATAGCCTTGCTCAGCGGGACAGGATTGTCGTCTGCGTCTACCGGCGTCAGATACTGGTGCCAATCTTCGATCCAGTCGCTCAGGTCCTTCTGGCTCATCGGGCTACCGGCGATTTCTTGAACCGCCTTGTAACCGGCGGTTGCCTTCAGCTTCAGAACGGCGCGGTCGTCGGCGTGGCCTGGCGTCTCGGCGTCGCCGATGTTGAACAGCACGTTGCAGCTCATGCCGTCTTGGTCAATGAAACCGCGTGCGCCTGCTGCTGCCCGGTCTGC